GTTAGGATCTATCCCTGCTGGATTTCCAATAGAAGTATCCTACGACTTCGATGGTGTTATAACTACCGATATGGATTATCAAGCAGACACTGATCCTAGATTCCTATTCATTCGTCGTAGCACACCTAGAAATTTTGGATGGCTTGTTGGTTATTTGACTGGCGATGATCAAGCTCCCAATGGAGAACCAGTTGGGTCAGGAATAGCGTTTCCTAGTAATCCCAAAATAGGTGATTACTTTCTACGCCTAGACTACTTGCCACAAAAAATGTTTCGTTGGAGCGGTACTTCATGGGTAGAAATTTCATCCAATGTTCGTACGGATCCAGGCTTGACAAGTGCAGATCAGAGTCAGATAAGTAGTTTCATAAATAATTCTGCTACAGTTGCTACTGCACAAGGAACAACTATTCCATCTAGACAAAGCTTGAGTCAGGCGCTCACGATTAAGCCAGACTAACAACATCCAGGAAGATATCTTCCTGGAATTTACAGATAACTAGACACAGCACAACTAAATAAGTATCACACTAGGAGATTATATTGGCTCAGTATTTCATGGATAACCAAATAAAGCGTTTTTTAATCCAATTCGCTCGTATATTTTCCAATTGGGAAGTAAGCGCCGGTGTTGACGCTAATAATAATCCTATAATCAAGCGAGTGCCGATAATGTACGGTGACGCTAGTAGAAACGCATCAGCTATCATTGCAAATAACAGTGCTAGTAATATGCCGAGTGCGCCGTTAATGACCTATTGGATCACCGGCCTAGATTATGACCAAAAAAGAACGCAAGATCCATATTTCATTGACAAAATGAATGTTCGGCAACGTACATTCAACACCGACACACAAGAATTCGAAACAACTCAGGGAAATGCTTACACAGTAGAGAGACTAATGCCTGTCCCTTACACATTAAGAATCAATGTTGACTTTTGGACCACTAATTATAATCAAAAACTTGAGTTAATCGAGCAATTAGGAACTCTGTTTAACCCTAGTATGGAATTACAAAGCACTGATAATTTCATTGACTGGACTAGTTTAAGTGTCGTGTATCAAGACGGAATCACATTCTCTAATAGAAGTATTCCTATGGGAACAAACAATACGATAGATGTTCTGAGTTGGAAATTTTATATGCCAATATGGATCAGCAGTCCTGTTAAGATCACTAAAATGGGTATTATAAATCGAATTATTGCTAGTATTTTCAAAGGTCAATATCGAAATGACATCGAAGACGATGATCTATTATTAGGAACTAGACAAAAAATAACTCCGTATGGTTATAAATTACTGGTGATGAATGGTCAACTGCAATTATTGCCAGCTTCTCAACCGGCGGTACCTCCGAATTCCAGTACCGATGATGCTTCTCCACCCGATACAGGTCTGTTCTGGAGAGCACTTCTGAATGCTTATGGGGTTATACGAGAGGGCATCAGTATGATTGCACTTGAGAATCCATACATGGAAACAGAAATAATGGGAACTATCACTTATAATCCACTTGATGATAGATTCTTGATCTTCAATGTTGATATTGATACATTGCCACAGAACACACTCGATGCGGTTGACAGCGTGATTGATCCACTTGCAAAATGGCCAGGAAATAATTTGCCAGCTGCTGCATCTGGACAACGATATTTAATTCTCAATGATATCCCATACCAAACACCATATACTCTTCCGTCAGTGAATGCATGGCCTGGTTTAACAAGTGGAGCATCTGCCAACGACGTTATTGAGTTTGACGGTACTAATTGGAATGTATCTTTTAATAGTGAAACTGCCACCACTATTGAATTCGTAACTAATCTCACAACCGGGGTTCAATATAGATATTTGTCCAACGAAGGATGGATGAAATCTTGGGAAGGATTCTACCAACAAGGCGACTGGAGAATCGTGTTATAAAATCGCCTAATACATGGCAAAAGATACAGCAAAGAAATTCATAAACAATAGCGTAGGCGTTCTTTTCTGCGCACAAGATACTAATAGACACTTGTTCTTGTTGAGGAACGGAAGAACTTCTCACGAGTGGGGATTGCCTGGAGGGAAAGTAGAACATAACGAAACTCTGAGAATTGCATTAGAGCGAGAATGCATAGAAGAGATTCAATTCTGGCCCGAGAATGCCAAATTATTTCCAATAGAAAAATTCACCAGTGATGATACTAGGTTCGCATATCATACATTTTATTGCATGCTTGATAGTGAATTTGTGCCAAAATTAAACAGCGAGCATATAGGATATTGCTGGATAGATAGTTATGCGTTCCCAAAGCCATTGCATCGTGGATTATTCAATACGTTGAACTACGGCATAATTCAACAAAAAATACAAATAATCCACGATGCGTTAAAAATCACGCAGTGACGTAACACATGAAGTTGCTATTAGCTTGTGATTGACTTGGTAATCCGAAAGTTGATCCGTCACCTGCACTATAAGTAGTGCCTATTAGTGCGAAGAGTGCTGCATACGTAATTCTACTGACTAATCTATTAGTTACTGTCTCTAAGAGCAACCATGGTCCATGATCAGCCGTCTGTGCGCTGTTTTTGTAATCTCCAACATAGTTAATAGGAGTATTACTAGTTAGTACTCTGTTTCCATTGTCATACAGTGCAGCTGCATATAAATTACCAGCGACGCCGACGCCGCCATCTACTTTCAATGCGCCGGTAGTCGTACTAGAACTCGCAGTGGTCATTTCTATATGAAGCTGTTGTGCGGCATTTTTTAGCCTCATTCGCTCATTGACTGCTTGAAACCCATTTGTGCCAAATACTATATCATTTTCTATACCACTGTCGTGTGTGCACAAGACCAAACTGCCATGACTGTTTCCATCTGGAACGCCAGCAACAAAAATATAGCCTTCACCTTCGTGGGTTACAGTATAATTAGGATCATTGAAGCTTGCTCCAGTGAATCCCATATCTACCCATCCGTGCTCTGATGTTCCATTACTAGCATATGCTACCCAGTCAGCGGATCCGGTAGCAGATGAATTCACTAACGCTCCTTGAATATATTCAGTTCCTGCCTGTTTTGCAATAATGGTTGGATTTGCCAGGCCAGTACTGGCGGCTGCGGATCCAATGTATATGGCATTATCTGCCACAATATTTCCACCTACCCCTAACCCACCTTCAATGACTAATGCTCCTGTGGTATGCGACGTTGAGCCCTGCGTGCTATTGATAGTCACCGGACTCGATGCAGCAAAAGACACTGGACCAGTACTAGAGATCGTGACTCGAGGTGTATTAGCAGTAGACACAGTAACATTATTAGCGGATTGTGAGCCTATAGACAATGATCCGCCAGCTGAATATAGATACGTTCCGTTAGGATCACTGAATGGTCCTCCATCGGAAACAAAAACACTGCTATTAATTCCATAATCTCCATAAACATTAGTGCCAGGAATGTCATTACTTACTACGAAATCAACAGACGCAGTTGCTCCCGCATTTAAGTTCTGTAGCACAACTTGCGCATAGCTATCAACGTCGTGTACTATGGCTCCCATAATATCGGTATCACTATATGACAGCGGCGGTCCGACTTGGAGCAATCCAGTAGAAGATGCAGTTGTCAATGGAAGACCAGTGAGATCCAATGCACCTTGACCATCGACAGCGTTCGTAGTTATGGTCAATGCATTTGTAATCGTTCCACCATTAAATCCGCCGCCACCGCCACCGCTGTATAGTTCAGTGAAATTTTCGTTTGCTTTCTCAAATGCAGTGCGCAGTGGATCGCCTGTTTTGTCGTTTGGCTGTGTGCCTATGTTAATGATTTGTTGTACCATATGTTATTCCAGTTATATGATATTTATCACAAAATCTAAATCACAGCCCTAGACAATTTTTTTCTAGTACTCCTAGCCACTAAATATTCCATCTTAAAGGATTAAAATGTACCTATTTACTAGTGAGAGTGTGAGCGAAGGACATCCAGACAAAGTAGCAGATGCTATCAGCGACGCAATTCTGGATTTAGTAATGGAGAAAAGAAACTCTGCATTGCGTTGTGCATGTGAAACTTTGGTTACTACCAATCGAGTAGTTGTCGCAGGTGAATTCAAAGGCATACTTCATGACGCAGACGTGGATAGCGCAGTGCGCAAAGTAATAAAGAACATTGGCTATGAGCAACAAGGATTCGACTGGCGAACGGTAGAAATCACGAATCTGTTGCATGGCCAGAGTGCAGATATTGCCCTAGGCACTGACACGTTTGGAGCTGGTGATCAAGGACTAATGTTTGGTTATGCATGTAATGAAACTGAACAATATATGCCTAGTGCAATATACTGGTCGCATCGTATTGTTGAGAAACTAACGGAAATTCGCAAGAACGGCAACGTTACTTTCTTGGGTCCTGATGCTAAAAGTCAAGTAACGTTTGAGTATGATGACAGCAACAAGCCAGTGCGTATTGCAAAAGTTGTGTGCAGTACTCAACATACTAGTGACGCAAATATTGATGTAGTTCGCGAATCAGTAGAAGAAATAATTCGTGGAATCTTACCAGAAAATTATGTTGACGACAATACTGAATTTTTTATTAACCCCACCGGTCGCTTTGTTATTGGTGGGCCTGACGGCGATACTGGTCTTACTGGCCGTAAAATTATTGTTGATACTTATGGTGGCTATAGTCCTCATGGAGGCGGTGCTTTCTCGGGCAAAGATCCTACAAAAGTGGATCGTTCAGCAGCTTACATGATGAGATATCTTGCAAAGAACATTGTAGCCAGTGGCAAAGCAGACTGGGCTACATGTCAAATTAGCTATGCTATTGGTTTGGCCCAGCCGATGAGCTTTTATGTTGAAACTGACCATCGTCCACAAAGTAGAGAACTAACCAAATGGATTCAAGATAACGTGGACTTAACTCCAAAGGGCATCATTGACCGTTTTGATTTGTTTAGACCAATTTACAGTAGTACTACCAACTACGGTCATTTTGGCAAATCAGATTTGCCTTGGGAAAAAATTGATCTATTTTAAATAACAAAATCAGAAGTATTTCTGATTTCTGCTAGTCCAAGCTTGTTTAGAATCCTAAACCACATCCAGCCAATATCAAATTCGAACGGAGTTCTACTAAGTTTGGGATTGGCCGGATCCAGGTGATGATTATTATGCAATTCTTCACCACCAATTATAATTCCAATAGATACAATGTTAGTTGATTTGTCTTTGGTTTCTCCGTTACGATATCCATACCAGTGACCCATTCCATTAATAATGCCAGCTGCCCAAAATGGTACCCAGATCATTTGAATTCCCCAAACTAGAAATCCCCAATAGCCGAATATAAGCAAGTCTATAAACAGCATTAGTAATATGCCTAATCTACTGTGAGGAGTATATAGTTTTTGCTCAATATAATCATCAGGTGTTCCTGAACCATAATTACTAACTAGTTTAGTATTTTTGCTTGCTTCATGATACAGAAATGCGCCACCAAATATCACATTCAAGATGCCATGCACATGAGGACTATGTGGATCTGGTGGCAAATCAGTTGCGCTGTGGTGTTTTCTGTGAATTGCAACCCACTGTTTCGTAACCATACCAGTAGTTAGCCATAACCAGAATCGCATGAAATGACTCAGTGCTGGGTGAAATGTCATTGATCGATGTGCTAGTCCTCGATGCAGATAAAGGGTAACACACACGATTGTAATGTGCGTCATAATTAGAGTATAAAGTATTTTGTCCATTATGTACTTAGGTGATTTATAGGAAAACACTAAAAAAGATAGATTAACTACACTAGCGCAGTAGTATATTGCATTACTGGAAGGTAACGTTTATAATGGCATCAGATAAATAAACGTATGAATTCACCTATTTTCAACAACACCAAGTACACTCGCTGGTATTATTCCATCATAGAAAAACGCAGAATGGCAGATGACAACACTGCATGTGAAATGCATCATATAATTCCACGTTCATTGGGTGGTTCAGACATATCAGATAATTTAGTAAGATTGTCGTATCATGATCATGCATGGTGTCATTGGCTACTAACTAAGATGACTGAAGGCGCTGCTCTTGCTAAAATGCGTTATGCATTTAACATGATGAATGTTGGTGGTGAACACATGGGAAGAGTTCTTGATAGTAAGATTGTACGTGCATATGCCAAAAATCGTGAAGAACTTATTAAATTACACAGTGAGTTCATGAAGGGACGTGAGCCTTGGAATAAGGGCAAAAAATTAGAAGATGCCAAATACAAAGGTGGCAGGAAGAACAAAGGAAAGAAGCACACAGAAGAAACTAAAAAAATAATTGGTTCTTATAAATTGGGAATAAAACAAAGTGATGTATCGAAGAGAAAAAGAAGCGAGTCGATGACTGGATTTGTTCGTGGACCAATGAGTGAAGAGGAAAAGACAAAACGTAGTGTAGCAAACAAAGGAAAACCAAAAACCAATGATCATAGCAGAAATGTCGCACTCGCAAACATTGGCAAAATAAGCGTAAATCGAGACGGGGTAGAAAAGAAAATAAAGAAAGAAGAACTTGATGCTTGGATTAAAGACGGCTGGAATCTAGGCGGTAAAATTAGAAAAGTGCAATAATAAAAAAGGGACCTTTCGGTCCCTTTTTAGATGAGATAATGTTATCTCGTTCGTTGCATTTTCACTGAAACGTTACGTTCGTGATCGCAATTTCTCCCAAGTAGTCAGCGGCGTTACCGAAGCTACTTGCAGTGTTTGTCAATTCAACGTATCCGTAACGAGACATGAAGGACACGACTGGTTCGAATGTGCTTGGATCTAGAACAACACCAGAACTCATCAACGGGATGTATGGGCAATAGAATGCCGCTGCATCTGTTTCGCTGGAGCCTTTGTAACCAACCAACACTGGTGTGCCAGTAGGAGCATAAGAGTCAACGAAAACGCGCATAGAGTTATTCAATGTACCAACAAACTTGGTGTTTGTAGGAG